CACACGCCTTCCGGCCGTAGAGTTTATACGGACGACTTTAAAACCGAACTTCGCAAGCTGTCTGCTGAAGGTAAAAGCATTAAAGAATTAGGTAACCAATTCCATATGCATCGCGGAACGGTTCACGGCATTGTAAAAGGTGAAGTAACGCCAGAACCGGTCGCAGTGCCTGAACCGGAACAAAGACAAACTACAATTACAATTCCGTTAGAACACAAATACGTTTTTTATCTTGGCATCGGAGCCGAAGAATTAAAGATGATTAATCACCTAGTGAAACACTTTGTACAAGAATTTGACAAAAGGTAAATAATAATGACAGCAAAAAAAATCGTTACAATCGCCCTAACACAAGGCAAACTAACATTTGATGGTGGCTGCTACCCGTCGAGGACGGTCATCAGCTACAGCGGTACTGATACGGTCACGATCGAAGGTAGATCATTTGTGGTTGAGGGTGTGCCGTCTGGCGGTAGGTGGTACGACCGCATGTGGCTCGACGGTAAAGACGGCGGTGTCAAGATCTCTGAGGATGAGGTCTTAATTTACATTGATAGAAGTATTCCACGTAACGTGGATGACACGAGACCTATCTGATGAGCAAAGACCTTGTCGATCTGGTCTATAGTCGACCGTGGTCGTTTACGCTTCTCATGCTGACAGACTTAGGTCTGTCGGCTGAGAGGATAGACCTCTACCGTAGATCTTACAAGCGTAACTACCTACGATCACAGCGATACTCTGACCTCTGCACTCGTGTGATGGTCAAGGCTAAGTACAGCTGTGAGGTCTGCAAAGTCAAACAGTCTGACGGCTACACCATGAGCGTGGACCACAAGACTTGGGAGCGCATGGGCGGTGAGGATTTACAAGATGTACAGCTGCTGTGCTATAAGTGTCAAGGACAGGCACACTATGACAGGAGGATCAAAGATGAGACAGGGTAGAGTAGAGATAATCATAGCTCAGATACTAGAGATCCAGTATGAGCTGGAGAGCATTAGACGCTCTCACCAGCTCAAAAGTGATACTCCTATCGGTGCAGGTGACCACTTGGATGGCGAGATCAAGACCGCCATATCTTACATGGCTCGTGCCATAGACGAGCTTGTATACATCGCCCGTGAGGAGTCACTGGCTAGACCAGTCACGATCAAGGACAAGGTAAAGAGGCTGATACATGGATAGAACTTTTCACGCTGTTTCTGATGCTGTATGTGACTACGAAAAAGCTAGACATGAGTTAAGACTTGTAAAGTCTTGGCTACAAGACGGAGGATCTGTACAACTCAAAAAGTGGATAAAAAGAGGTGAGGATTCTTACTTAACCCTTAAAGATGACAAGGTGTGGATGATGCATTCTGATGGTGAGGTGCAACTATTTTGCGACTTTAAGAATTTGTCTTTTGATGACTATCTTTTATGTCCAGAGAAGAGGCTGATACATGGCTAGACCAAGTAAGTACACAGATGAGGCAGTGACACGCATATGTGATGCTCTAAGAGCGGGTAATACACGTAGAGCAGCTTGTGCATATGGCTGCATATCACAGGACACTCTAGCCGTCTGGCTCAAGACAAAGCCTCATTTTGCGGATGCAGTTAAAAAGGCTGAGGGTGATGCTGAGGTGACTAACCTCGCTATCATTCAAAAGGCTGCACATGATGGCACTTGGCAAGCAGCTGCATGGTGGCTGGAGCGCAAGCACAAAGCTGACTGGAGTACAAGGACAGAGACCACTGGTGCAGACGGGTCTGCTATCCGTGTGGTAGTCGAGTATGTCAAGGATGTGGATGCCAGAGATTAGACTGGTACTACCTAGACCTCATGAAGCTCAGAGGGTCATACTTGATCAGGCTAAACGCTACAACGTGCTGGCATGTGGGAGACGCTTTGGCAAAACCACTCTAGGCGGTAACCTCTTGGCTCCTATTGTTCTGGAGTCTAATCGTGCATGTGGATGGTTCGCTCCCACGTACAGGCTCCTAGAGGAGGCGTATCAGGATCACAAGCGGATATACGCACCTGTGACCAGCAGAGCTGTGGCTACACCAGCACCGAGGATAGAGCTGATCACAGGTGCAGTGATCGACTACTGGACGCTAGATGACCCTAGCACGGTAGCACGTGGTCGTAAGTATGCCAGAGTCATCATCGATGAGGCAGCTATGGCGAGACACTTAGAGGTAGCGTGGACTGAGGCTATCAGACCGACACTCACTGACTACAAGGGTGATGCCTATTTTCTCTCGACTCCTAAAGGATCTAACTACTTTAGCCAGCTGTACAAGATGGCAGAGACTAATGCCGACTGGATGGCGTGGCAGATGCCTACTACCGCTAACCCGTACATCGATGCCGACGAGGTAGCCAAAGCAGGAGAGTCTCTACCGTCTATCGCCTTTAGGCAGGAGTACCTCGCCGAGTTTGTCGACTCTGCTGGTGCTAGAGTCAAGAGGCAGTGGATACGCTCAGGTGAGTGTCCTGACGGTCTGCCTGTCTATCTAGGTGTAGACCTCGCTATCAGCACCAAGACAGATGCCGACTACACAGCGGTCGTAGCTATCAGCCGAGACGAGGATGGCACGATCTATGTCCGTGATGCGTCACGGGTTAGAGCTGACTTTGCCAGTGTCCTGAGATTCATCGAAGATATGAGCCGTAAGTGGTCACCAGTCTCCATAGGGATAGAGCAGGTGCAGTACCAAGCAGCTGTGGTGCAGGAGCTTCTCCGTAGGACAAAACTACCAGTACGTGGCATACGTCCAGACCGTGACAAGGTGACGCGATTTGCTCCTCTAGAGGCACGGTATGAGCAGGGTCAGGTAGTCCACTGTCTAGGACTACCATCATGGTACGAGGATGAGCTGCTCTCGTTCCCTGTCGGCAGGCACGATGATGGCGTGGACGCTCTGGCATATGCATGGATCACATGCAAACCGAGAGCCAGCTGGGGTGCAGTATAGGTCTGGAGGTAGACACACTAAAGTCATGGGTATACTCGATAGACTCCTAGGAGGAGTCAAAGCACCGACACGCCAGCAGGCTGAGCTGCTCCCACCACCGCTGGGACAGCGACAGACTAACTACCTCACAGGCTACGGATCAGGACGGCTGTGGTCTCTCCTGAGCCAGACACTGCCGGGCAGTGCTAGAGACTGGCGGTCAGTCGCTGGTGACCTGATGCTCAACTCCATCCTAGCCATAGGCATGGACTGGTATATACGTAACTGGAGCCAAGGTGTACCGCAGGTTATCCGCATCATGCCAGACGGTCAGGCTGAGGTCATACCTCACCCAGTGATCAACCTACTCTCTGCACCGACACCGGGTGTGCCACCGTCTCTGGTCTGGTCATGGGTTATCACTGACTATCAGCTGCTCGGCAATGCATATCTACGCAAAGTGCGGGTCAGTGAGTCTGTGGTGGCTCTGCAGTACCTACCTGCTGACATGGTTCGACCTAACGGGAACAAGTACAACAGTCTCACTGACTACATCTACACCGTGGATGGCACAGCGTACAACATCAGGCTAGAGGACATCATCCACTTTAGGTATCACCGTGATCCTCTTGATCTGCGTCTAGGACGCTCACCAGTCGTGTCTGTGCTGAGAGAGATCTCTACAGACAATCAGGCAGCTAGCACGGCATACGGTCTGCTCAGAAACAATGCCATGCCGAGCATGATTATAGGTCCCGACTCTAAAGGTGAGACGGTCGACATCTCACCTGATGACGCTAGGCAAACAAAGCTCAAGATACAGCAGGACTTCTCAGGAGACTCAGCAGGCTCTGTGGTGGTCATGAGCGGTGCATACAAGATGGACCGTGTATCACTGACACCGTCAGAGCTGGCACTGGATGATATACGCCGTAAACCAGAGGAGCGGATATGCGCTGCCATTGGTCTCAATCCTTTGGTGCTACAGCTAGGCTCAGGGCTAGAGAGGTCGACATACTCTAACCTCGCCACTGCGACACGGTCTGCATGGACAGACGGCATGATACCGTTGCAACGTCAGATGGCTGAGGCACTGACACTGGCACTGCTCCCTGAGTACCCTGAGACGCAGGACGGTGACTATTTACAGTTCTACATCGGTGATGTTCCTGCGTTGCAAGAAGACCTAAACGAGGACGCACAGAGATCAGAGAGACTCTACAAGGCAGGCATCATAGACCTGTCTACCGCCAAGCGTATCGCAGGCGTGACACCGACTGACAATGACCTCGGCTATTATCACCCATCAAGTGTCCCTATCCAGATAGACGCTGGTGTGCCTAACGGTGTACCTGTCAGCGTGGCACGTACAGCAGATGAGACAGCCAAGCTGGTCAGTGCTGCAGGCTCACTGATCCGTGCAGGATTTGACCCTAGAGCAGCTCTAGTGGCTGTCGGTCTAGATCCTATCCAGCACTTAGGACTGCTCCCTGTCACGGTTAGAGAAGAGACCAAGAGTCTGGATGAGGACGAGAGTGGTCTGAAATTCTATCCTAATAAATCCATGATGGAAGAGGCTAAGAGAGCGATAGCGTGGCGTGATGCTGGTCGTGATGGCGGTACAGCGGTGGCATGGGCGAGAGCTAATCAGATCATAAATAACGAGAAGCTGTCCGAGTCCACTGTACTACGCATGTACTCATTCTTCCGCCGTCACGAGGTAGATAAGCAGGCTGAAGGATTCACGCCGGGTGGTGAGGGCTACCCTTCACCTGGGCGTGTAGCGTGGTCTGCATGGGGCGGTGATGCTGGGTACGACTGGGCTACTAGATCAAGGGCTGAGATACTCAAGCGCATGGCTCCAAAAGAGAACGGTAAGTCTTATCATCCCTACTACGGCTATGAGCTGACAGACGCTGATGGCTGACATCTACCAAGTCAATGAGATCTATAGAGACAAGCTGAGATCCCGTGAGGTCAAAGCTCTCACCGAGATGTCTAGGACCTACTCGGTCATCCTAGAGGATAACCTTAAGCGACTCTCTAACCTACAGGTACTCATAGACACTGCGACAGACGAGGCAGACCTAGCAGCTCTAAACGGCTACATGGTAGACCTACAAAGCTTGAACGTCCAGATGGCTCAGGCTGTGTCTACGTGGAGTCCTACAGCCACAGAGATAGCCAAGCAGGCACAGCAGGGAGCCATACAGCTGTCACTAGACATACAAGAGGATCTAGTGCGAGCTGTCGCTGGAGTGCCTGACAGCGTCTCTATGGTCTCTCTCGGATACAACCGTCTACCGGTAGAAGCCATCCAGAATGTCGTAGGTTTTGCCGGTGACGGGTCTGCTCTCGCTGATCTCTTTGACGCTATCGGACCGTATGCCCGTGACCATGTAGTCATAGGCATGGCTAACGGTCAAGGTCCTGAGGCAGTCGCTAGACGCATGTCTAAGACCTACAAGGATCTCGGCATATCCAGAGCGCACACGATAGCACGGACAGAGATGATACGGGCTAACCGTGAAGCTCAGAGACAGTCTTTTGCTGAGAATTTCACAATCGTCAAAGGGTGGGTACGTGTCTCAGCGGGTGATCAAAAAGTATGTGTGGTGTGCTGGGGACTACAAGGACAGGTGCAAGACCTTGCACAAGTAGTGCCATCACATCCAAACTGTAGGTGTACAGTGGTCCCAGTGACACCGTCATACGCAGAGCTTGCAGGGTTACCAGAGGGTGCATTTGATGAGCCTGAGCCTCTGCCGACACGAGATGAGTCATTCATGATGCTCACCGAGTCAGAGAGACGAGCAGTGCTGGGACCAAGTCGGTATCGTCTCTGGGAGACGGGAACTAGTCTGGACAGCTTTGGTAGAGTGGTGCAGGATCCCAAGTGGGGACCACAGGCGGTCGTGATACCGCTTAAGGATTTATGATATGGATGTCATACAGCTGGGTGACGGTGGATCAGAGATCAAGGCAGACGCTACCGGGCGTGTGGCTGGCTATCTCATCCGCTTTGGCGGTGCTGACCTAGAGGGTGATGTCTTTACGGCATCCACTGACTATGGTCGACCTATGTCAAAGGGTGACCGTACACCGCTAAACCTCTACTACCATCACGGGCTAGATGAGACCATCGGGCGTAAGAGTATCGGCACAGGCATGATCACGATGGATGATGCTGGTCTCTGGTACGAGGCTCAGATCGACATGTCTGACGAGTATGGCAAAATGATAGCACGTCTCGCTAAGAGCGGTAAACTCGGCTACAGCTCTGGAGCCACCAGCCACATGGTCGAGCGTAAGACACTCAGTGACGGTAGAAAAGAAATCACACGCTGGTGTATCGGTGAGGCATCACTCACACCGACACCGTGTGAACCATCTAACATGGTGAGCAGTAAAACACTAAAGGACTACTACATGGATGACATGACGAGGGAGCCAAAAGAGTACCATACAGACCATATGGATATGGATATGGAGATGGTGGTAGAGCCTGTAGATGCAGCTGTGTCAGTCGCAGACTTTGTCGCACAGACCTACAGCCACTCAGGTGCTGATATCGTCCATGATGGTATCCAGAGCCTGTACGATAGCCTCATGTCGGGCATGATGTCAGCACTGGATGCAGGACTCGGAGCAGACCACATCAGTGGTCTCATTGACGGATTTGCCAGCAGGGCTAAAGACCTAGCCAGCAACCTTGAGAGTATAGTCGCAGAGGTACAGGCTAAGACAGCCAGACCTACTACGATCAGAGATGTGGAGAGACGGCTGCGGGATGCTGTCCGCCTCTCACGTGGCGAGTCGACAAGACACGCTAAAGCTATCTGGGCATCACTAAACGATGAGCCAGAGGCAAAGACAGACACTGATGGTACACACGCTCAGGATCTACTAAGGAGCCTGATGCTAATGGAGATGGACCTATTATGAGTATTGAAAAATTAGAAGTGCAGCAGGCGCAAACTATCGCAGCTGCAAAAGAACAGATCATGCTTGGCGGTGACATGACTGAGGCTAATCGCCTCCATGCTAGTGCTAAGTCTATCGGCGAGAGAATCGCCATGCTTAAGGATCTCGGCTCAGTCCCAGCTCCTGTCGAAGAGATCAAGGCTATCACGCACGAGGATCATTATCGCCACGGTGGTACAGGACTAGCGTACAAGGTCTTTGGCGTTGACGGTGTGAGCCGTGACCAAGCAAATGCTAAAGCTTATGCATTTGGTCAGTGGGTACGTGGAGCTGTCCTCCGTGATGCTGGTGCTGCCAAGTGGTGCAACAACAACAACATCAAAATCCAGACAGAAGGCACGACCACTGCTGGTGGTTTTACAGTCCCTGATATCTTGTCCAGTGACTTGATCTGGTTACGCAATCAGTACGGCATCGCTCGTAAGTACAGCCGGATCTACCCGATGACCTCGGATACGCTCCTCGTACCTAACGCCAGCACATCGACCACTGCCTACTATCCGGGTGAGGCTACGGCTATCACTGCATCTGACATCGCCTTCACTCAGTTGAGTTTAGTGGCTAAGAAGTTAGCCGTCTTGACGCTGGTCTCCCGTGAGCTGTCAGAGGATACAGTCATCGACTTTGGAGCTGCTCTCGCCCGTGATATGGCTTATGTCATAGCACAGTCAGAGGATGCAGCTGCATTCAACGGTGACGGTTCTGGAACCTACGGCGGTCTTAACGGCATCATGCCAACGATCAAGGCTCTGTCTGGGACATTTGCCAACATCGCTGCCATGCAGGTAGGTGCTGCGACATCATCTGCTAGTCTTAACAACTTCACCCTCGCCAACTGGTCGGCTATGGTTGGAAGGTTAGCACCTTATGCGACTAATCCCCGCTGGTACATGCATAAAAATGTATGGATCAACGGCGTGGCTGATAAGCTCATCGCTCTCTCTGGTAACGACTTCTTGTCAATCCAGAATGCGACATCTGTCGAGCCGATGTTCTTTGGTATCCCTGTCACTTTCGTCCAAAACATGACCAGTGCTACTGGCGTATCTGTGGACGTGGCTGTGCTGGGTGACCTCAGTCTGGGTGTCGCATTTGGTGACCGACGTGGCATCACGATCGAGGTCAGTGACCAAGTCAAGTTTATAGAAGACTGTTTGACCTTCAAGGCTACCAGTCGATATGGATTTGTACCGTTTGACACTGGTAACGTCACCGCTACTGTCGCTAACCAAGTGGCAGGCGCGCTCATCGTCCTACAAGCCTCTACGTAGGCTCTCTCTGGAGGTGTGGTCTTACGGCTACACCTCCTATTCTTTACCTGAGGATTATCTATGCCATTGACACGCACTGAGTCTCTTGACCGTCTAGCATGGATGGTAGCCTCTGACTCTTTTCCGCAGCTGGACACGACAGCTCTACAGCAGCTCATAGACGATCACGCTCGGTGGGAGCTGTGGACAGCGTCTAGCTCTTACGAGGTGGGTGACATAATCACACCGACTGTCCGTAATGGACGGCTCTACCAAGTCATCATCGCAGGCACTAGCGGTACGACTGAGCCACTATTCCCTACTCTCGCAACTAACAATTTCTATATCATTGTTGATGGTACAAGTGACCCACAGCTGACATGGAGAGATATCGGACCCGCTAACAATGAGCGGTATGATCTACGCTCATCAGCACGTCAAGGATGGCTGCGCAAAGCCTCTACAGTGACCAGCATGATCGACTCTAAAGACGGGCAAGTGGATGTCAAGATGTCTGCTCTACACGATCACTGTATCGCTCAGGCTAATCGGTTCGCTCCTCTGGTGATCTATTGATCCCATCACAGCTGGTGACACAGCTCTCAGTAGCCATCACTCAGTATGC